TTGTACTGGCCAAAGGTAAACGATACAGGCACAAGTGCAAACTGGCATACAGAAGGTGGAGCGGTAACTGTACAGGACATGACATTTACGCGTGAAACATTTGCAGCTCACGTTTGTAACACGTTAGTAAGAGTTTCTGTAGAATGGGCAAATGATGAGTTTGGCTTATTAAACAGCGAATTACCATTGATGTTGGGTGAGAGACTTGGTAGAGCGTTAAATACTGCATTTACTACCGGTGATGGTTCAGGTAAACCAACAGGCTTTACTTATAATGATGCAGCACCATCTGGTGTTGAATCTGCGGCAACTGGATCATTTACTGCAGGTAATTTAATTGATTTAGTACATTCAGTTGATATAGCTTATCGCAACTCACCATCTGCTGCATTCATGATGCATGACCAGATTTTAAGTGCAGTTAGGAAGTTAAATGTTGATAATGATTATAACGGTTTATTCCAGCCATCATTGAGAGAAGGTACACCTGATAGATTATTAGGTTATAATTTCTTTGTAAATAATGATCTTGCATCTGCACAAGCAGCTGATGCTAAGATTATTTATTTTGGTGACTGGTCAAAATATATTATACGTCAAGTTGCGACACAAACGCTCGTGCCATTGCGTGAGCGTTACATGGATGAAATGGAAATTGGTTTCCTTATGTATGCTCGTTACGATGGCAAGTTATTAAATAGTGCAGCAATTAAGCACTTGAAGAATCTGTAAGTAATCATTGGGAGGTCTAGCTAGGAGGAGTTGCAATATACTCCTCCTTTTTAAAAAATTAATATCATGCCTTGGAAAGTATCTGTATTGCCAGCCGTTGAGCCTTGGACTGTATCTGAGGTAAAGAATTATTTAAAGGTTGACACATCAGCTGATGATACATTAATTACTGCATTAATAACTGGATCGCGACAAGTTGCAGAAAGCTATTTAAATATGGCTTTAATTTCACAAACAATACAGGAAAGATTAGATGTATTAAATAAACCAATACTTTATTTATCGGTAAATCCAGTCTTATCTTTTTCTAATTTTAGGTATCAAGATAGTTCCAATACACAAGTTACATGGGATAATTCAAATTATAAAGTAGATACTTGCTCAAGACCATGCAGGTTAGCTTTGCAATTTGGTAAATCATGGCCTACATTGTATGGCAATATAAATGATGTGTTGCTTACTTATGTTGCAGGATTTAGTGCAGAGCCATCTGGTATTCCAATGCAAATTAGACAAGCAATATTAATGATGGTTGCGGATGCGTATGACAACAGAGAGGATTATGTGAAAAAGATGCCAACGGCATCACAATATTTATTAGATCAATATAGAGTACAATATTTCTAATGAGATTTAACAAGAAAGAAGAGATTGGCAAATTAAGAGATAGGATACTTGTTGAACAAGTTACCAGGACTGCATCTACTACAGGTTATCCTGCAGAAACCTGGTCAACATTGGCTACTGTCTGGGGCATGGTAGATTACAAAGGGATTAATAGAGAAAATGTGGATGGTGGGAAAATCACTGCAAAGAGCCAGATAAAAGTTGTTGTTAGATATAGGGATGATATTACAGAATCAATGCGTATCACTTACAATAGTAAAAAGTACCAGGTAGAAAATATGCAGATAAGTGAAGATAATTTGTATTTAATGTTGTTTTGTTCATATAATGAAAATTACCAATGACATACATAACAGAAAGACAAATTTCTAATTTAAAGAGACTTAGTCAATCAGGCGGAAGAAAGCGTGGTTTATATGCCAATGGATTAGCGGAATGTGTACTTGAATTAAATGAACTATTAAAAAATATAACTATTGATAAAAGAATTGATGTGATAAATGCAGGAATGCCAGCTGCCTTAAATGTTTATAAATCATTAATTCCTATATCAAAAAAAGAGCATAAAATATATACTTTTTCTAAAGGTGTTGGAAAGTCTGGAGGTAATGCGAAATTTAGATATATAGTTAAACCTGGCAATTTAAAAAGATCAATAAAAAATTTAAGCGAATTATTAAAAAAATATAAATGGAAAACTGGATCAATTGGTCCACATTATAAAGCTCAACCAATTGGATCAACTCTTAATAGTGATGATAAATATGATGGCTTTTATGCGCACATGATTTATGGTTCAGCTAAAGTTTGGAGGAGAAAGATAGTTTTAAAAGCAAAAAATACTGCAGCATCTGTTGTTTTTCCAGCAATGATATCAGAGGCAAAGGAAGTTGTAAAAATGTATCCTAAAAAATTCTGGGAATGATAGGGAAAGTAATATATGGAAGATTATCAACTGATGCAGCTGTTACAGGTGTATGTGGCTTGCGCATTTATCCCGACATTGCCCCACAAAATGTAGCATATCCTTTTTGCGTTTACACAATTATAAATAGCGTGCCAGTTGATTTTAAAGATGGTCAAAGTAATTTAGAAGAAGTTAATTTTCAGATTGATGTATATTCTAATAATTATGACACAACACATAATTTATCAAATTCAGTTAGAAATAGACTTGATAGATTTGTTGGCACAATTAATAATATAAGTGTGCAGACAATTAAATATATGTCATCTGATTCACAAGATTATAATCCTGATTTAAATGTTTATTGGATGTCTATTGATTTTATGGCAAGAATGAAAAGATAATTATGAAGTTAAGATTAATAAAAGAGTGGAACGGCAAGCCAGCAGGAGCAACTGGTGTTTTTTTATCTGACTATGGGAAAGAATTAATTGCTGATGGTATAGCAGAGCTGCTTGATGATGATTTTGTTGTGGAGGTAATGCCAGAGAAAAAAACACAAGAAACGCAACAGCCGATATATATTCCGGTCCCTATGCCTATGGAATATTTTGAAGATGAAAATGAACTTGAAAATATTGATGTTAATATAAATTTGTCTAAACCTAAAAAATAAATAACATGGCAACTACTGGTATAATCAATGGTACGTTGATGCGCTTGTATAAAGATTCGACTGCAATCGGATACGCGACATCCTGCCAAATGAACGTAACTGCTGCAATGCGTGAAATCCTGACAAAGGATAGCGCAAGTGGTGGATGGAGAGAAGTTAAAAAGGGGCAGCTATCAGGCACACTATCAACTGAAGCTTTGTATGCCGGTCCTGGCGATTCTTCCACAAATTACTTGTTTGATGATTTATTTACTGATCTTGTTTCAGGAACTGCATTAACCATTAAATTCACTACAGATGTAAGCGGTGACAACGTATTTACAATGTCTGCTATATGTACATCATTGGACTTAAATGCAGCCGTAGAAGAAAATGTAAGCTATTCTGCATCTTTTGAAATTACTGGAGCCATTGCAAAGAGTATTAAATCTTAAATTAAATACCTAACATGAAAACAATAAAAATAGCTAATGCGGACATACCAGTTAAATTTGGAATGTTCGTGTTAGGTACATTCTTGAGGGAGAGGAATCTTAAATTAAGTGACCTCTCCCAACTTGGCGAAGACCTATTATTTGTCCTGGAACTTGCTTTTGCCGGTGTTCAAGCAGGATACAAGGCTAAAGGAGAAAAATGCCCATATACATTAGAAAAGTTTTGTGATTTAGTTGATTTAGATAAAGGTGGAATTAACAGAATTACAGAGCTGATAACAAATGAAATTACAGTACAGGAAGATCAGGAAAGAAAAAACGAGATAGCGGAGGAGCAGAATTAACGCTTGAATATATAGAGCGGTTTTGCTTTGGAGTGCTAAAATTTCCTCCTCCGCATTATTACGAGATGACATTAAGAGAGGTTATTATGGCCATGCAAGGCTTTAATAACCAATTTGAAATAGAGCAGCAATTTGAGTGGGAAAGAGCCAGATGGCAAACAACACTTTTATTAAATGTTCATACAGCAAAAGGAAAGTCAATTAAGCCAAAAGATTTAATTGAATTTCCATGGGAAAAAGAATTAGATAAACCAGTAAAAAAACATTTGACAGAATTAGACAAGTCTATTTTTGCCAAATGGGATAAAGAGTAGATAATGGCAAATGCAGCACAGTTAAATCTTAAACTTGGTATTGATGTTTCTAATCTCAGCCGTGAACTTGGCAAGGTTGAAAGCAAGCTAGCTAAGTTTGGCTCACAAATGCAGAACATTGGCTCGACAATGACACAGTCATTAACATTGCCAATAATAGGTTTAGGCGCAGCTTCATTAAAGGCCTTTGCAGATATCGAGAAGTTAGAGAATGGATTAATTGCCATTATGGGCAGTAGTGAGGCAGCATCTACAGAATTAGATAAGTTAAGAAAAGTTGCCGAAAATCCTGGCCTTGCATTACCTGAAGTTGTTAAGGCATCAGCTACTTTGCAATCTGTAGGAATGTCAGCTGATGCAGCCAGAGAGACTATAACACAGTTTGGTAATGCAACTGCAAGAGCAGGTGAGGGTGCTGAAACATTTGATGGAGTTATTGTTGCGTTAGGTCAAATTAGCGCAGTAGGCAAAGTTACTCAAGAGGATCTTAATCAAATAAAAGGTAGATTACCAGAGTTTGCCGATGTAATGAAAAATGAATTTGGGGTTGTTACGGCAGAGGCAATAAATAAAATGGGTCTTAGTGCAGAAGACTTTATAAATAGATCAGTATCTGCTTTAGCAAAATTAGATAGAGCGCAAGGTGGATTAGGAAATACATTTGATAATTTAAAAGATAATGTAAGTGCTTCTTTAGCAGAATTTGGCAAGGCTATTAATGAATCATTAAATTTAGAAGCAGTTGCTGCAAGTTTAAGCAGATATATTCAAGGTTTAGTTGATGGTTTTAAATCATTAAATCCAGAGACACAAGGATTCATTGTAAAAGCTACATTGCTTGTTGCAGCAATAGGTCCTGTAATATTTATAGTTGGTAAATTAATTAGTACATACGGTGCTTTAGTTGGAGCAACTAAATTAATTGTGCAAGGCATAGGTAGTATAAGTAAAGCATTTGCTTATTTAGCTGCCAATCCAATGATATTAGTAGTCACTGCGGCTATTGCTGCGCTTGGTGCTATTGCATTGTATGTATATGACAATTGGCAGGCGTTTACAGATAGATTTAAAAATATATGGATTAACATTAAAAACTCCGTAATGGAAGGAGTGGCTAATGTTCTAAAAAATATTGATTATTTACAAAAGGCATTAGGTTTAAATTTATTTAATCTTGATGGCTTAACATCTTATCAAAAAGAACAAAGAGTAGTTGCAAAAGAATTTAAAAGTATAGGAGAAACCGTTGATAGTTTAAAAGGTAAACTTGCTTCACTTTTTACTGTAGGTGCAAAGCCTGGAGGAGGCGGAGGTGGTGGAGGTGGTGTTATTTCTACTCCAACTGCGCCTACTCAACCAACAACAACATTACCTACTGGTGGATCAGGAGGTGCAGCGGCAGAAAATCCACAAGGTGTTGGTATAATTAACATAATACCAACATTAGATTTATTGCCAGAAAAATTAGAAAGTGTATCTGCGGCAAATGAAAGATTAAAACAAACAAATGAAGATGTAGCTAAATCATTCAGTAAAATTACTCCTGCAATGAAAGAGCCTCAAGATTTATTATCTTCTTTTCAGAAAACATTAGTTGAAGGTATAAATAGTTTTGCTTCATTAGCATCTAATGGATTTAATAGCATGAAAGAACTAGCGGCAGCCGTTAAATCTTCTATAGCATCTATTATTGGAAATTTAATAAGATTGTTTGTTGCTAATGCACTTGCAGGATTACCTCCCACTCCTTTTTTACTTGCAATTGCTCCAGCAGTTGCAGCAATAGCTGGAGGATTAGGTAAAAGTTTAATAATGAAAATAGGCGCTCCCAAACTTGCAGAAGGAGGCTTAGCCTTTGGCCCTACTATGGCAACGGTTGGAGATAACCGAAATGCACGAGTTGATCCAGAGGTAATTGCTCCACTTTCTAAATTAAAAAATATGCTTAGCGATGTTGGAGGCATGGGTGGAACATTGGAGACCAGGATAAGTGGCAATGATTTAATTATATTATTAAATAGGTCGCAAAAGACATTAAATAGAGTTCAGTAATGGCTGTAAGGTATCAAACGACTGTTTACAATGAGAAGGGGAGGAAGATAACTTTAGCAATAAAGGATACAACTTTCTCTGGGCAGCCTGGCACATTTGATACCATAAATATACAGATACAATACGATTCAGAAAGCAGCCAAGGCATGGAGCGATTTTCTCCTATCATTGGATCACGCTGCAGATTGAATTTAATAATTAATACGGCTGGCTTACAAACTTTGCTCAATGACATTGGCTTTGCCGTTGAGGGCAGATTTAGCATGGAGCTTACAAGTTATGAGGATGATAATTCAACAGTAGGTTTTAAATGGTATGGCTACATAGTTACAGATTTAGTTGAATTTGAAGACGTAACTACTGATGTAGGTTTCAACGCGCAGATTGAGGCGATTGATGGCTTAGCCTGGTTAAAGACATTGTTATATAAAAGTGAGGTAGGTCCCTATCTTGGGCAGGATACAGTTGTGCAGCATATTTGCAATTGTTTGAATCAATTGGATTTTGTCCAGGAAAATCTGGTGGCTAATAATTTACCCATCCTTCACACGGTGTTTAACTGGCATGAAAATAGTATTAATTACTCAGCTAACAATGACTTTGCTCTGCGCACAGTAATTAGTCATAGAGCATTTTATCACAGAGATACAAAAAACAATTATACTTATCAAAGCTGCTATGATGTTTTAAAAAAGATATGCCAGGCTTTTGGTGCAAGGCTATTGTTTAGCGGCAATCAGTATTGGTTTATACAGGTTAATGAATATTTAAATCCAAAGAATCACAGATATTTTAAATATAATGGATTTGGAATACAATCATCTGGCAGTTTTGATTTAGATTTTACTACACTTAACTTGCAAACTAATTTGTCTAATAGTGCATTAATGAGGTTAAGCGGTGGCAGATGGTCATATTATCCTCCATTGAAAAATGTTGTAGTACGTTATAATTATTTTGGAAAGCAGAATTTATTGTCTGGTAAAGAATATAGCTATGCAACAAATGCTACACCAGAGCAAGTTATAACTCCAACATTAGATAGCACAAATGTAGATGCCAGATTAAGTTATACCGGTATATTAAACTTTTATGCATCAGCTTTAACACCTGCTAATTTTGCTCCATATCAACTTGTGTTTGCCGTTAAATTAGCATCCATAGTCAACTCCTTCCCTTTACAAGGCTTTGCAAGTGCTAACTGGACATTAGGCAGTGGATGGCTTATTGCTGATGGAATATTAGAAGGAACATTGGCTGCGACAGAGGCATATTACACAACTTTTAGCGTGACTGCGAATAGAAAATATTACGTTAAAATAAAAGTTAAATTAGATAATACAGGGGAATTAAGATTGCGTTTAGGGGGAGTAACAAAAACAATAACTGAATCTGGCGATTATGAATATATAATTGAATCAACAAATACAAATACATTAAAATTAGACAGCATTACATCTCCAGCCTTTACTGGAAAAATAACTGCTTTAGAAGTTAAGCAAGAAAATTATTATTTAAAAAGATTAGTTAATTATACAACAGGATTTAACTTTCAACTTGACGCAGCAAGTTGGGAAACATCAGCCTCAGAATATGAATTTAATGTAGAAACTGTATATAATGATCTTGCTTTTGTAGTTAATAAAACAATTTCTTTTGACACATTAAATATTCCGGAAACTGGTGAATATGTTTGGTCAATGCGTTTAAAAGAAATGCGAAATGAGGCAGGGACTAATATTATAAATAATTACGCATTGTCCTATACCATAATGAATAATTATTTAGAATTTCTTCCAGATGGAACTATAGGAGGCCAGGCAGATATAAAAGAATATGGATCAGATAATGATGAGAAATCTTCTGTAGTATTTGATTTGGACACCTACCTGGGCGATGGCATATCAGCAACGACAAATGGAGCATTAAAGGTCAAAGAGGATGCCGGTACATTTAAGTTAAGTAATACATGGGATGTAGCTTCTGGTCAAGGCTTCAATGCAGTTACGCAGCTTCTTGTTAACGAAGTAATTAAAGGACAATTAAGACCTTTGCCAAGAATGATTGATATGCCTTTTCAAAATCTATCCATTGACAATGTTTATCTGCCTCACAAAGTGATTGAATATTCCTCTGGCTACTATGTTTTTGAAAGAGGTTTATATGATTTAAATACAGATATATGGAGAGGTGATTATTTTAAAATTGATGATCATGCCTAGTTTTACAGAACGTACAGTTATATCAAAGCCTCGCGACTATGCTCAAGTAGCAAACAATGCAGGGAGCGGAGGAGTAGTTAATAATAATGTCACAGAAACAAAAAATAATGTGACAGTTACAGGGTCCTTGATTAATATATTTTCAGAGCAATTTCTAGCTGCATCCTCCAATGTTCTTACTTATACGAAAAATAACGGTGTGCTGCCAACAACAAATACAGATGCATCTATACAGGTCTACCAAAATGGGCAGAAGCTCATAGGATCACAATACACCATTACGCAGCCAGATACGATTACCATTGACAGCGATACCCATTATGATGGCGCAAATTACATTATCTTTGCAATAATTATAAACTGATGGAAAAAATAGAAGCACCAAAAAAAGAAAGGAAGTTTTTAAAAGCCATTGGCAATATAGGCAAGGTTTTAGCCCAGGAACTTGTGATGGGCATTGGCAGGAAGTTGATTGGTGGTATTGTCGATAAAATTAAACTGCCCAAAAAAAGGCAAGGCCTGATAATTCTTCTCCTGCTTTCCTGCGGCATTGCCTTTGCCCAGTACCCAGCAACAGGCAACAAGCAAAGATTAGGTTTCCAAACTACGGCAGATGGCTTGGTGTGGAGAGGTTCATTAAGCGATACAGCAAGCATTCAACCAACAAGCAATCAGAATGCATGGGTTATTTTAGATACGGTTAATTTCAAGTTTTATTCATTTGATTTTACAAGCAATGTTTGGAATCAACTTCCTTCAGGCTCTACCATTGATACGACATCATTAAGCAATAGAATTGATTTAAGGGTGAGATATGCAGACACGGCAACAATGCTTTTGCCCTATTTACGAAAAGCTGATACGAGTTTATTAAATCTACAATCAAGGTTAAATTTAAAATTAAACATTGCTGATACATCACAAATGTTATCTAATTATGCAACTAAAGCCTACGCAGATACAAGTGGCAGATTTTATGCAAGGCAAGATTTTACCAATGTTTCTTCCTCAACCTTGACTTGGACGCAAAGTGATACATTAGTTGTCGGTGGAGTTACGGTGGTTCAAGTTTATAGGAATGGACAAATACTACTACCTACTCAATATACTATTCCTACCAAAACATCTGTTGTTATTGGTTCAACTGCATATAAAGTAGGAGAAAATTATACAGTTATCTTCCCTCGCGGTGGCGGTGCAGGAAGTGGTGGTGGAAGTGGCAGTTTAACATCTATATCAGGCGGTACGGGAATTACAGTTAGTCCAAATCCAATTACAACAACTGGCACAGTAAGCGCAGATACTACTTTTCTATTTACCCAAAGCGATACTTTAAGTTTAAACCTTACATCAAGATTTGCAGCAAAACAAAACTCATTAACTTTAACTACAACAGGTACAAGCGGAGCATCTACATTAGTAGGTAGCACTTTAAATATTCCACAGTATAGCGGTGGAGGTGGAAGTGGCACAGTCACAAGTGTTGCTACTGGCTATGGTTTAAGCGGTGGAACAATAACAACAACTGGTACCTTAGTATTAGATAGCGCAACAGTTTTTAATCGCATCAGAGATAGCATTGTTGATGTTGCAATTGGTAATGATACAATTAAAATTTTGAAACAGGAATATCAACCAGCAACAACAAATATTTTAACATGGACAGTTACATCTAAATTTCCAATCCAACTAAAAGCATACATTTTAGTTTTCCGAAATGGGCAACTTTTAAACAATGACCAATACAATTTAACTGATACAAATAAAATTACCATTGTTTCTACATCTTTTAAATCAGGTGCAAATTATACGGTAGCTACGGTTAGTGGTATTGGTTCGGTTGGTTCGGCTCAAGGCAATCCTATTTACCCAGAGGCAGGCATTGCTTTAAGCACAGGTACAACATGGACAACATCTATAACAAATAATTCTACGAATTGGAACACGGCATATAGTGATAGGTTAAAATGGGATGGTGGAAGCACTGGTTTAACGGCAGAAACTGGCAGGACAAGTTTAGGAGGTACAACAATTGGGCAATCAATGTTTACTTTAACCAATCCATCTGCAATTACCTTTCCAAGATTTAACGCTGATAACTCTGTATCAGCTTTAACAGCTGCAAACTTTCGTAGTGCCATTGGGGCAGGGACAGTTACGTCTGTATCTATTGCAAGTGGCACACCAATGTCCATTACTAATAATACAACTACACCTGAAATAACTATGACTCAAGCGAGCGGAGGTGCAAATGGATATTTAACGTCAACAGATTGGACAACTTTTAATGGCAAACAATCTGCTTTGACTAATCCAGTTACAGGTACAGGGGTTAGTGGACACATTCCAAGATTTACTGGGACATCAACATTAGATTCATCTTCTATTTATTCAAGTAACGGTAAAATAGGTGTTGGCATAGATGCAAGTACAAGTTCAAGTCATTTAACATCAAAATTTGTAGTTAGAGATAATGGCAATAATTTTAAATTTGATGGTTCAACAACATCATCAGGATATACAACTACTTTTAGTCATGATAATACGGGTTTAAAAATAGGTCATTCATCTGATATAAGAGATATTAGATTTACATTGAATGGTACAAGTGGTTTAACGATTGCAAATAACGGTAATAGTCCTGCAAGAGCAGTAGGCATTGCAACTAATTCACCTTCTTATCAATTAGATGTTAACGGCACACTTGGCGTAACAGGTGCAGCCACATTGTCAAGCACTTTAGCGGTGACTGGGGCAACGACATTATCTAATCTTGCAGGTTCTGGAACTCGCATGGTTACGGCAAGTTCAACCGGTTTATTATCTACTCAATCTATACCTACAGGCACTGTAACAAGTGTTAGCGGTAGCGGTGCAATATCAGTAGTTAATGGAACAACTACACCTGTAATAAGTGTAGCAGATGCAGCATTTGGTACGGCTGGAATAGTAACGGCAACTGGCACACAACAATTTAGTGGAGATAAAACTTTTGAAGGAATAGTACAATTTAATGCAAGAGCAGTATTTAAGGACTACACCTATACAGCTACAAGGTTAGCAGGATTATCTTCAACAGATAGATTATCAACCGTCACTTTAGGCACTGGTTTAACTTTATCGAGTGGCGTACTTTCGGCAACAGGTGGCGTTACAAGCGTTACAGCTTCAACTCCTCTTTCTTCATCTGGAGGTACTACTCCAAATATTACCATTGCCGATGCTTCAGCAAGTGCATCGGGTGTAGTAAATACAACTACTCAAAGTTTTGCAGGAAATAAAACATTTACCGGCACTATTAATGTATCATCAACAGGAACATTTGGAGGTAGGGTGAATACGCCATGGCTTGAAAGAACATACACATACACTACTTCAAGTACAATTTCAGTTGGTGTAAATACAACTTGGTTAGATATAAATACAAGTGTACTTACAACTTTAACCCTTCCAAATGCAGCTACTTATCCAGGGAAGGAAATACATATTCGTCAAACAGGTGCAGGTTCTTTGCAATCAGCATCTTCAAATATTATACCTTTTTCTGTACCTCCAACAGGTAGCACAAGTACGGGTATTTTAACAGCATCAACTCATAGGTCTGTCACATTAGTTAGCGATGGCACTAATTGGATAATAATGCAAAGAAGCGATATTTAATAATTTAACTAAAAAACAATAACATGAAACAACTCCTTTCCCTTGCCCTTGCCTTGTTACCTTGCCTTGCATGGGCGCAGTACCCGAGCAATGGCAATCAGAAAATAACGCTTGGTGAACAAACTACTGCCGATGGGCTGGTGTGGCGCGGTCGATTGGCTGATACGGCAAACCTATTGACAAATAAACTTGACACATCGGTGTACATTGTCCTTGACACAGGAACACAGGCAATGTGGTATTACCGTGCATCCACAACGCCAAAATGGACAAGGTTAGTTGATAGCTTAAATAATTTGCAAGGTACTTTGTCAGTGGCGAAAGGTGGAACAGGAAGCGCAACGCAAAACTTTGTAGATTTAACAACAACGCAAAGTGTTGGAGGAGAAAAAACATTTACAAGTGATATTATAGCTGCAAGATTTAAACCAAGCGCTACAACGGCATCGGGCACAGGAATATTTACACCAACAAGTACATCGCTTGGATTTTCTACGAATGGAACAAATAAAATGACATTAGATGCAAGTGGAAATTTAGGTTTAGGAGTTACTCCATATTCTACATCTGCATTAATTAAATCATTTGATTTTAATACCACAGGTGGATTTGGTTCATATAGTAATTCGACAAATACGCAATTTACTTATTTATCCTCAAACGCCTATATAAACTCTGGTGTAAATTGGGCTTATAAATATTCTGGCGTACCAGCTTCTACTTTTATGCAAAATACTGGTGAATATCAATGGTTTACAGCCCCATCAGGCACGGCAGATAATATTATAAGCTTTACCCGAGTAATGACCTTGACTAATAGCGGCAACTTAGGCATTGGCACGGCAAGTCCAGCCGTTCAATTTCACACGACAGGCGGAGTAAGATTTGCAGGATTAGCGTCAATTACAGATTTAAGAACAGATGCAGATGGTGATTTATTTAACGGTTCAGATTTTAATTTAAAAAATTCTATTGATACAATTAATTTTGGTTTGTCAGATGTTATGAAATTAAAGCCAGTTAGTTTTAATTGGAATGATGAAGCAAGAAATATTAACGAATATAAATCAATGGGATTTATCGCACAAGATGTTATGAATGTTATTCCAAACGCAGCATCTACAATGGGTGATGGTGATATGCAGGTAGATTATAACGCTATTGTTGCAACGCTCACCAAAGCCATACAAGAACAACAAGCCCTTATCAAGGCACTTGAACAAAGAATTTTAATCCTTGAAAACAAATAACATGAAAAACATACTTTTCTTTTTACTCATTCCTTTCCTTGCAATTTCACAAGACGTAATATCTGATACCGTGTACATTCAAAAGCAAGGCAATATTTATTACATTGTTACTATGACTACCTTTAGCGATAGCACGGTTACAGGGAATAAACAAATACTGGGCGATTCAGCAACTGCCATTCAAACATTAGTTACCGATGCTGAAAGGCAAAGCAACACATTAGCCATCCATGCAAAGCCGTTGATTTTAAAAGGCAAAGCGGTAAAACGGATTAACTATTATAACAACTTGCACCAGCAAATAAGCGG